CAGGTGAGCGTGGGCCTTGGCTGGGTGGAGGTTGCACGGGCCAGCGATCCCTTCGCCTACCCCTACCGCTGCCGGTATGTGCACCGCAATGAAATCTGGTGGGACATCCGGGCGCAGGAGGATAACCTGTCCGATGCGCACTGGCTGCTCCGGGAGCGGTTCATCCGCAAAGACCGGGTCGCGGCGGCCTTCCCCAAGCACCGCGATCTGATCATGCGCGCGGACTCCGCATCCGGCCCAGGCGGATACGGCGGCTATCTGGGCGAGGGNGGCTACTCCACGGGCTTGGTGCCGGGCCTGGATGTGTCCCGGGCCTGGACTCCGCGCGAGCATGCCTGGTATCGCTCGGAGACCGACGAGCTCAGCCTGTGCGAACTCTGGTACCGGCGCTGGGTGTCGGCGCTGGTGCTGAGGCTGCGCGGCGGCCGCGTGGTCGAGTTCGACGAGTCCAACCAGCAGCACCGCCTGGCCGTGGCCTCGGGCGCGGGCACGCTGTCGCGCGAGACCGTCACGCGGCTGCGTCGGTCCTACTGGATTGGACCCATCTGCCTGCACGACGGCCCCACGCCATACCCACACCAGCATTTTCCATATGTGCCGTTCTGGGGCTATCGGGAAGACCAGACGGGCATGCCCTTCGGCCTGGTGCGCGACATGCTCTTCCCGCAGGACAACCTGAACAGCACCATGGCAAAGCTGCGCTGGGGCATGGCCTCGCAGCGAGTGGAGCGGACCAAGGGCGCCACAGCGATGACCGATGCGCAGTTGCGTCAGCAACTGGCCAGGCCTGACGCAGACATTGTTCTCGACGCAGAACACATGCAGCAGGAGGGCGCGCGCTTTCAGGTGCACCGCGATTTCCAACTCGATGCACAGCACTTCCAGTTGATGGAAGACAGCAGGCGCGCGCTGGGCCGTGTCAGCCCCGTCACGCCGGCCATGCAGGGCCAGGCCGGCACCGCGCGCAGCGGACTGCAGGAAACCACCCAGGTGGAGCAGTCCCAGATCGGCATGGCTGACTTGATGGACAACACCAAGGACGGGCGCACGATGGTGGGCGAGTTGCTGATGTCGCTGATCATCGAGGACATGGGCGACGAGGAGCAGACCATCGTGATCGAGGGCGACGTGCTCAACCCACCGCGCACCGTGGTGCTGAACAAGGCCGAAGAGGACCCCGACACAGGCTTGGCCTATCGGTCCAACGATGTGCTGCGCACGCGCATGAAGGTCGCTCTGGAGGACGTGCCGAGCACCAGCAGCTTCCGAGGCCAGCAGCTCAGCTCGCTGTCCGAGGCGGTGAAGTCCCTGCCTGAGCATATCCAGGTGGTTGCGCTGCCATTCCTGATTGACCTGATGGATCTGCCCCGCAAGAAGCAGGTGGTGGAGGCCATCCGCGCAGCATCGGGACAGCAGACGCCGGAGCAGATCGAGCAGCGGGTGCAGCAGGAGGTGCAGGCCGCGCTGTTGAAGGCCGGCCACGAGTTGAAGGCGCGCGAGCTGGAAATGAAGGAGCGCATGACGGACGCCCAGATCAAGAAGGTGATGGCCGACGCTGTGCAGGTAGGCGTGCAGGCCGCCTTCTCGGCGATGCAGGGCGGGGCCCAGGTAGCCATGAATCCTGCCATCGCGCCCATTGCCGACGCCATCATGCAGGGCGCTGGCTACCAGAAGCCCAATCCAGGCGGCGACGACCCGGACTTTCCTGTGCCTGGCGTTGCGGCCGGCGGCCCAGCGCCGCAGTCTGGCGGTCCGGGCGCGGCCGGCGACATCGCCCAGGTGCGCGAGAACACCAGCCCCGCATTCCCGCCAATCCCTCAGGAGCCGGCGCGCGGCATGCAGGGGATCGAGACGGCCACCCCTGCCGACAACCTATAGCGGCTCACTCCGTCCAGAGTTGGATGCTGCGCGCGCGCGGCCTGACACTGTGTTCCACGTTGAAGGCGAAAGCCAGAGACGAGAAGCCTGCCCGTGATGGGTCGGCACCTCCCGCAGCTGGAGAGCGTGATGGTCGGGGCTTCGGCCCCGGCCTGATCCTCGAATCTGCGTGCCCCTTCAAACAGGCCCGGCCGGATAGCCGGGGATGTGGAGCACCTACATGCCGATGACCCCTGAGCAACTGCTCGAATCCGCCTTTGCAGGACAACTGGATCTGGACGCGGACGCGACCAAGACCGCCGAAGCCAGCAACGCCGCGAGCACTGCTACTCCCGCAATCGCCACCCCTGGCGCTGAGCAAACTGCTGCGGCGCCTTCTCCCGCTCCTGCCGCTGCACCCGCTGTTGCAGCAACCCCGGCTCCTGCACCTGCTGCAGGCGCGGCGCCCGCTCAGGATGACGAGCCGGCCGGCGCGCCTATTGCCAGCAAGTCGGGCAGCTACACGATCCCGTTTGAGAAGCTGGCTCAAGCTCGCACCGAGCGCGACCAGTTCAAGGCGCGCGGCGATTCGCTGGAGAGCGAGAACGCCACCTTGAAGGCTCAGATCGACCAGTTGACCCGCAGTCAGCAAACTAACCTCGCACAGGCCCAGGCGGATGCCTCGGCTCGCGAGCAAGCGGGCGCGGCGCCAACCTCGGCTGACAAGAACTTGGCCATTGCCCAGGCCGCCGCCTCACAAGGCGTGGACATGGCCCTTTTTGGCGACTTCTCGGAGGAGGGCATCGCCAAGGGCGTGGCTGCGTTGGTGGACCAGCGTGCCGCAGCACTGGTGGACGCACGACTGGCCCAGGCCATGCAGCCGCTCCAGCAGCGCGAACAGGTCAGCGCCCGGCAGGCGCACGACAACGCTATCTATGCGGCCCACGCGGACGCGGACGAAATTGCCGACTCTGCCGAGTTCAAGCAGTGGGTGGATGCCCAGCCTGCTTTCGCGCGCGCAGCCGTGGCCAATGTCCTGCAGAACGGATCCGCCGCCGAGATTGTGGAAGTCTTCAGCACCTTCAAGGGTGCCAAGCCCGCCGCTTCTCCCGCAGCCAGCCCGGCCGCTCCTGCCAATGCCGTGGACGCGGCCGTGGCAAAGGCGAAAGCTGATGCAGAGCAGGCCGTGCCGGTGAGTCTGTCCGAACTGACGGGCGCGGCTGCTGGTGCCAGTGAAGCGGAGCGCGCGCAGGCACTGGCCAACAACCCCGCGGCGCTGCTCAACGTGATGAGCGGTATGTCACCGGCAAAGATCGATGCCTTGATGAACAGCTTGGCGTGAACCGCTGAATATTTTTTGAAACCCGGGCCACCTCGTGATGAGGCAGCCCTCTCCCCAAGACGGAGGACATATGTCCGGAAAAACCAATGTGGCAACCGGTTCGCCGAATGCCCAATTCGTCCAGGCTGCCGGGCTGTTCGCTCAGTCCATGCAGCGCAATTCGACGCTGAACCGCATGGTGGGCACCGTCCCCCAGGGCGAGGCTCACGTCAGCGCCGTGCTGAGCAAGCAGACCTCCACCGACATGCCCATCGTGCGAACGGTGGACCTGACGCGTGGCAAGGGCTCCGAGGTGGAGTTCCACTTCGTGCAGCCCACCAATGCCTATCCCATCATGGGCAGCCGCATGGCCGAGGGCAAGGGCACGGGCATCGAGTTGGACAACGGCCGCGTGCGCGTGAACCAGGTCCGCTTCCCCGTGGATATCGGCGACACGATGACCGACATGAATTCCCCCGTGGAATTCCGTCGCATCGGCCGGCCCATCGCGCTGTCGCTGATGAACGGCTACCAAGACCAGCTGATGCTGACCCACTTGGCCGGCGCGCGCGGCTTCCACGACAACATCGAATGGCGTCTGCCGACCGAGGCTCACCCGCAGTTCGCGGAATTTGCCATCAATGAAGTGAAGGCGCCTACCCGCAATCGTCACTTCGTCGCAGACGGCGATGCCATCAAGACCGTGGCCGCCAACGCGGGCGAGCTGGACATTGCATCCACCGACGTGCTCGGCATGGATGTGGTGGACAGCATTCGCACGACGATGGAATCGATCCCTCTGCCGCCGCCCGCCATCAAGATCCCCGAGGACAAGGTGGCCGAGGATTCGCCACTGCGTGTGCTGCTGGTCTCCCCCGCGCAATACCACGCATTCGCCCAGGACCCCGGCTTCCGCCAGTTCCAGGCGAACGCCCTGGCGCGCGCGTCCAAGGCCAACAACCACCCCCTGTTTCTGGGTGAAGTGGGCCTGTGGAACGGTATCTTGATCTGCAAGATGCCCAAGCCCATCCGCTTCTATGCTGGCGACACTGTCCGCTACTGCGCCTCCTACGAGACCGAGACGGAAAGCACCTGCATCGTCCCTGCCTCGTTCGGCACCACCCATGCGGTGGACCGCGCGATCCTGCTGGGCGGCCAGTCGCTGGCCCAGGCCTTCGGCAAGTCCAAGCACGGTGGCATGCCGTTCTTCTGGTCTGAGAAGGACTTCGACCACGGCGACAAGCTGGAGC